CTTTCATAGACTGGTATAGTTTTAATAGTTTCTTCTAAGTATGGTGCATCACTAGCTTCATATAGGTTAGTATCTGTTGATTCGTAGATCTCAGTATAAGGATCTTTACCTAATCTAGTTAATGTAGTTTCATAAGACCCTACCTTACCAAAGTTAAAGTTAAGTCTATGTAATGTAAGTGAAGCATTAACATCAGTTCTAGTTACTTCACCTCTACTAGTACTAACGTATAGTGTAGGGAAGTCTACTTGATAATCATAGAGGTATCCTAATACATAGCCAGGTGTTAATGATTCAAATTTAACATTCTTTAAAGTACCTACTATTGTACCAGTTGATCCATAGTATTCTGGAGAAGCTAAACTTGATTCAAAGTATAGTTTATTACCTACACTCCTAGCTAGTCTATGTTTTTCTCTACCATTTTGATACCATCGTACATACTCTCCATCATATGTAATTTTAAATACATCAGTATCTGGCTTATATACATCTAATGGTTCTACGTTTGTGGTAATTCTAGCTGGATTGTAAGCATTGTGGTATACTTGAATAAGAGCTGGATCATCAGAGTCAGGATGTGTATTAGAAGATGCTATAATGCTACTACCACTAATCCATAGACCAGCACTACTATTATCTAAAGTCCAGTTATAATCAATTTGGTCAAGAGTACTACCAGCTGGCATCCCAACTCCTCTATGTTTTTCTGGTGGATTATCTGTTAAACCGAAAGCATGAGTAAGAGAATATCCTGTATCTAAATATTGAGCAGAACATTGTATATTCTTTTCAAAACCTATACTACTATATACACCCCATTCTACATCTCCAGTCGCTCCACTCGTACTAGATCTATCAAAAGTAATTGATAATGTTGATCCATCAAATGTAACACCTTTAGCACTTCTTGTATTAGATGTATCAGCACCAAAGAACGTATCAATATATTCATTGTAATCAGTTACACTGAAATGGGTAGAAGTTGTATCACTCCAATCACCATTTACAGTAACGTAATCACCATTAACTGTACCAGTAGCATAACTACCAGTACCATCAGCAATGACTAATGAACCACTAGGTGTAGTAACTTTACTTATCCAATCAGCATAGAATGTAGTTGTATTAGCATTTGTATTAAATGAACCACCAGTTATACCAGTTACATAGTTATCTAAATGTATTTGATAGTTAACATCATCTTTATTAATACTTATATCTGTCTCTGATTGTACTAGATTAATAGTTTGTAAGAAGTTATCTTCATCTAAATAATAATATACATCATCAATAATAAAATGATATAATAAATTATTATTTAATTTCCATTTAAACCATGCTGTCTGTATCTGTTTCTCTCCAGTATTAAAATACTTTAATCCATATATTATATCAGATCCAGTCTTACCTAATAAAACAATCTGATTCTCTCTTGAATTAGTTATGATATCTATATCTTTAGGTAGTAAACTAGGTACAACCTTTGATACTTCTGCAACAGTAGGTTCTCCTTCTCTAGTAATATTAGTCATCTGATTAAAACGACTATACTTACCAGAATTATCTACATATCCTACAGTAGTACCTAATGATATAGGAGGTATATCTACACTGTAATTATAAGTAGCTATACTTCTTAATTTAGCTGTATCAGGATTTAATACAGTATCATCAGAACTTAATAAGAATTGCTGGTTACTACTAAATACAAGTAAACCAGTATTTATTTCTATACCATCAAATAAGTCAGAAGGGAATATAGAACTACAAGCTATATCTATAGGATCTACAGAACTAGTAGTTAGTGCAGTCTCAGCCCAGAAGTCAGGGGAAGCTAACGTACCAGGTTTACATAATGTGACATTCTCTCCAGATAATATAGCTAGTCTATTACGGAAGAATAAGACTTTACTAATATAGCTATCTATATTTGTATCAGTATAATCTGGATGACCGCTTCTTATACTAACAAATGTAGGTATAGGATTAGTGTTATCATCTCCTACTTCTCTATCTCCCCAGGTAAACTGTTTAACAGTAAAAGTAGCTAGTTCAGAACTTGTACCTTGATTAGCTATAGATGTTCTTTGTATAACGTGAGGCATAGTAGAAGCGTTAAAGCTTTTAACTATATTAGGTGCAGCACACTCGCTCCAAGCTCCTGTACCATCTCCATTATCTCCAGTAAACTTTAGGTAGTAATCATCTTCATCAGACATCCTAGCATTAGCTACTTTAACAATATAACCATCTTTACATTGATTAGGTAATTCAGTTACATCATTAATAGTCTTCTGCATTACTCTCATTAAATCCTGTTCTGCTATTTCTATATTAAAAGGATTTTCACAAGAGAAGAATAAACCGTTACCTATTATTTGTACATTTAAAGATTTAGGATTAGCTCCATCAGCATCATTTACAGTGATACTATCTAGTTCAGTTTGAATACCACCTAATATAGTATCAGCAGTTACAGCAGTATCAGAGTCAAATGGTGTTGGTGTTGGTCTAGCAAGTTTAACATCAGCTACAACTTTAGCTGTTTCTATTTCTAATACTTCAATAGTATAATCAGCTTTATCAGTATTATCAGTACCAACTCCACCTCCACCTTTAGCTTGATCTAATGTTACTGCAATTGTATCTCCTACAGCCCAACCTTCTCCACCATGTAATAAATCTATTTCTCTATTGTATGTACATATAAAAGAATCTGGATCTTCTTCTTCTGTAGATACTTGGCCTAATGTAATTAGACGGAATATTAAATTAGTTTTATCAGTATGTGGACTAGCAATAGTACATGATGCATCTGTATGATCTCCTTTATTTTGATCTATAGGAAGAACGTAATAGAAACTATTAGCATCAACTTTTGTTATTTCAACTTTAGTATCAGTAATTGTTCCACTAACATTAACTTGATCTCCTGTTTTATACCCATGACCAGTAAAGGTTACTGTAACTTTATTATTAGTACCACCATCATCTGATGTTGTAAATGTAGCAGAACCTGCAAAAGTAGAACCTGTATAATCAGTACCTGAAACACTAAATACTTGAGTACCTATACCAGGACAGTTACCAGTACCTACTCCTTCTTGTAATGTATCACTTTTAATCTTTATTCTAGTAGCTCTCCTAAGATCAACAGTTGCAGTCTCATTTGGTCTTGATACATTAAAACCATACTGCCTACCATTCTCAGTTCTTCTTAGTTCTATATAAGCTTGATTCTCTGGTTTACCAGTAGAAATAAGTCTAGTATCAGTAGTACCTGTAGTAGTAACAGCTATACTTCTATTATTAAAGAAGGTAGTATCGTTAATAGTTAATGCTTGTATATCTTCTGTATTAGAAGTAGATAGATATGTCTTAATAGCAGCTTCTCCACCTGTACCATAAGCAATAGTTTGCTCGGCTCCAGCATTATCACCACTAGCTTTCCATATTCTTACATTACCAGTACTATCTACTTGTCCAATATAGGATCCCTCTGCTTCATCTCTATAATAATGAAACCAAGATCCTCCACTCTGTACATTAGTTAATGGATCAGTACCTACTCTCTTACTTCCAGGTCTTTTAAATAAACCATAAGTTACATCAGGTATACCATTAATTATATTCTTTACTTGACCAGGACTTTTAGTATGATCAGGTTGTTCTGACATACCTCCTACATAAGTAGGTATGACTTGTGTAATTCCTGCCATTATCTTCTTAAGTTTCTATGTGGTTGATATGTTTGATAGACTGTATCATCTTGGAAACCAAACATACTATGATTACCTTGGTTACATTCATACTCTAGGCAGGCTGCCCTTGAGAGGCTCTCTTGTTGAGCTAATAGCTGAACTAGCTGAGGGTTAGCTACAAGCTGCGTAGCGGCCATTCTAGACGCTCTGTAGGTGATGTATCGTTGGAAGACGGATGGTATATTTTCAAATTCATATAGATAGACTACATCTAAATCTATCGTAGTAACATCGGACCAGTCATCTGTATGGTCAAACTTATCATATAAGTATCCATTTCTATTTACTACATCATATTCTCTTCTTGCCCATCCTTCAGTTACATCTATCTTTAATATATTACTACCAATAGCTATCTTATTAGTAACAGCATCAGGTGTATATTCTACATGGTGTTCTGTGTTGAAGTGCCAGCCTTCATTCTGTACATCAACATTAGAATCTCTTAGTAAGTTATATATGAAAGATATTTCTGGATTAGCATTACCAGTTATACTGGTTACAGGAGACTGTCCTATAGCTCCCAGTATTGAATTTACTGCGGAGAGTTCTGTCTCGTTATCAATTGTCGTGGTAGCCATAAGGATTATTGTTTAAGGAGGGAGACCGAAGCCTCCCTTATATATTAAGTTCTAGGTACTCTAGTGGCATTGGCATAAACGCCAGTGTCAGCACTTTCGATTGTAGCATACGCAAAACGTAGTCCACATGTTTCTGAATAAACTTCAGAAGTAGGCCGCCCAGAGGTGCCTTGAGTTTGTGAAACAGAATGTCTGATTGCAGTATCTTTATTAGCAGTAAAATCATTACCAGCCAATGTACCACTTACTGTAGCCATTGGTAATAAAACCTTATCTGCATCTGCTTCGACTTCTGTTTTACTAGGACCAGAAACTCCACTGTTTCCAGCCGCAACTATAGTATTTAAAGCCATGATTATTTATTTTTATGAAACTGTTCCTATATTAGCAGGAGACAAATGCTTTCTACCATATTCTTTAGGAGTAGGTGGGTTGATAGTAATGGATTTATCAACACTACCAATCCCACTTAGACTAGCACCGTTCCCTTTTTCTCTAGTTATAGTAACAGAAGAACCAGGATTAAGTGACATAATTAAGACCTGTCAGAAATTAGTTCGATTGCAGCAGCAGGGTTAAGTGTACCAACGCCCATTGCTAAACGTCCAACAATAACATCTCCTTGGTAAAGTACTGAAACATCGCCTGAAGTTACTTGAACTTGAGGACCAATAGCTTCAACAACACCAGCAGCATCTTTGTAGTAGATTAAACCACAGTGCTTAGAGAAGTCTCCACCTGTACCATCAGTAGGCTGCTCAGTACCATCAGAAGTATTTTGACCTGATTCGTCATTTACTGTACCAGCTAAGAATGGTAGGTTGTTAGAACGTCTGATCTGAATACCAGCGATCTCATAAAGACCTTCACCAGAATTTAGATTACCTTGTCCATTACCATAGTCTCTATTTAGGATGTTAGTAGATACCTGAGAAACTAGAGCATAGTACTGTCTTGGATTGAGTACAGCTGTTCTACCTTGCTTAGGCATATTCTTTTCATCAAGAATAGAAGCTGCTTCAAAGAAAGCATCAACTAGTGCTTGAGCATCATACTCCTTAGTTACACCTAATTGGATCTGAGAACCACCAGGCTCAGGACCAGGAGATGCTGTGATAGGAGAAGCCATACGAGCTGACTTTGCAATAGCTCTGAAGATCTTCTTATCATAAGACTCAGCTAGAGCATGACCAATCTTCTTACTGATTTCTCCACGTAGTGAATAATGAGCAAGTGTCTCATCTAAGTCATAAATGAAAGCTGAACTGATAAGGAGGTCATCACAAGTGATGGTCTTCTCAGCTACTGGAGGATCACCCGAACCAAGTATAGGGGTTCCTGGGGTATGATATGCAGCCTGCATACGACCCGTGAAGATGAACTGTAAAGATTTACCGTTCTTTAGTGAACGTCTCTGTACTGTATCTCTTGCAATTGTTGCTGACTCATAAGCTTTGAATAGCTCACCTGAGAACAGCTTGAGGTAGGTTCCATACTTACTATCATAAGCCTGAGAACCAGAGGTATCAGATACCAGTTTATTGACTGAACCTAATAC